ATCACGTCTCGATTCAGGCATTGGAACGCACACGATGCAGTCCGGGCTTTATGTTCTGGATGCAGGCGATGGCTTTGAATCTGGTCAGAACACGCCTGTTGGTATTCCTCACTACGCGTTGATTAACTATCAGTATTTGAAGAATCCGTTCACGGTAAAGACGCTCCGTAAGGTTCGTCTTGAGGGCCAGACTCGCGGAGCGGCACCTTTGGCTGTTTACACTGAAGACGCCTACAAGAAGACAGCACAAGAGGTTCGCACTACAGGTACTAACATCAGTCTTCCGCGTGTACTCGACCAAGACATTAGCTTGTCTTACATTCCGGAGAGTACTTTGGCTAACGTGGCCGCGACAGGTCGCGTGCTCTCTATCCTCATCGTTGGCGAAGCACTTTCCAAGGACGCTTACTTTACTACCACAGGAACAGATTCACTGACCAGTACCCGAACCACTATCCCGACACCATCCCACTACCTGCAAGCGTTGCTTGTTCAATTTGAAGAGGGCCAAGAAGATGCTTAACTACGGTCAGCAAAACAATCTCGCCTTGCCGCGACAAACTACGAACAGCGGGGGCGGGAGTACAACGACGACAACCACCGGAGGCGGCGGTGGCACAACCATGAACTTCGATCCTCGTATCGGTAACGCTGCACTTCCGCAAGGAATCTACGGTGCTGGTAATCGAGCTTACGTTCGTGACGTGCAGGGCTCAGAGCTTGCTCAGAATCAGGTCGCTAACATTACCAACCAAAACAGCGCCCTGATGCGGAACGCTGCAATGCAAGGTAATCGGCGAGCCAACGCCCGAGGAAACATCAATTCCAGCATGGCGGCTGAAGCTGCACAGAACGCAGTCATCGAAGCGGCAACGCCGTTGGCGCTGAGTGACGCCCAAGCCTACCGTGAAGCGGCTGGTCAGAATCAGCAGTTCCTTAATCAGCGTGACATTGCTGACATGCAAAACCAGACTCAGCGCGAAGGTCAGTGGGCTTCTACCCAAGGGCAGATTCTCGCCAACGAGGGCGCTCTTCAACGGCAGCGTGAAAATCTCGCGTATTCTGGTGAACAAGAGGAACTTGCGCGACGATATGGGTTCCAAATGTCCGGTCTTGAAAATCAGTTCAACACCGAACGAGATTACCGAAACTATGGGTTTGATCTTGGCCGCATGGGTCAACAGTACGATATGGAGTACAACTACGGGCAGATGGCTCAGGACGCTGACATGCGTCGCCAAGTCTACGCTGACCAGTACACGCGAACCCAAGACTACTTCGGTGGTCTAATGGACCGCATGTTGGAAGACCCGGATATCTTTGATCCGCAAACGGTTTCCAATCTCTTCAGTTACATTAACAGGATGATGACAGTCGGTAATCCGGCTCTTGACAGCATCCTTGGTATCGGGGGTTAATCTTATGCCGCTTCCTCTTATTGCAAGTGCTATTGGTGCTATGGGCGGTACATCCGGCATCGTTAGCGGTATTCTAGGTGGGCTTGGTTCTTTGTTCGGAGGCAAGTCCAAGAAGAAGCAAGCCGAGCAAGATTTCAAGAATCAGATGGCTTTGACCAAAGAAGCTGCAAAGGTGCAAGGAGAAGAGCAGCGCAAAACGTCTCTGTACGAAACGCAGTTGGCATCTTCTCTTGATGAGTACGGTCGCGCGCGCAAGCGCGGTGCTTTCAAGAACTACGGATTTGCTGCGCCGAACGATCCTTATGCACAGACCGCCATGCAAGGCTACGAGCAAGTGTGGAAGCCCGAGGATACTAAATTGACCCTTCCGCAGCCCACGGGCGCCACGACACCTGCCTCTCTTGCTGCCCCTCTTCCTCCTGTTCAAAGGCGATAAACAATGGCTAAAAACTTGGCAAGTCCTCCGGAAGAAAAAGAGTCTCCCAACGAACTTAGTAGCGACTACTCGGATTCCAGTTATGAACTGGCACTGAACGCCGTTGACGTTTTGTTCTTCGATCAAGAGCACATCAGCCAGCTTATGCAAGCCGTTGGTAAGTCCCGTGATCCTTCGCAGGTTGTGGGCACGGCTCTCGGCCAGATTACGCTCGTTGCCTACAACAAGCTGAATCAAGCCGATCTTGGCGTTGATGATATGGTTTGGGCTAGTGACGAAGGCGTTCTGGACAGCGCGATTGAAGAAGTCGTTGAATTCTTCGCTGAAGCAAACATTCAGCTTGATCCTCCGGCTGTTGCTGCCGCTGTGGCTAAGACTTTGAAAGATTCTCCGGTAGCACAAGGACAACAGCCCGCAGCCCCGCAAGGTGGCGCCCCGGCTAGCATGGCAGCACCACAAGGAGCAATGCAATGAGCTTTTATGACTTTGCTAGTGGATTTGTCAACACGGTAAAAGGAAACATGGACGCCAAGGCTGACATGGATCATCAGCTTGAATTCTTCAAGAAGCAAGAGAAGATTCGAGAGGACATGCGGAAGAAGGCAGAAGAAGCCAAAGTCACAGCCAAGCGTATCGTCCAAGGCGGTAACGCTGATGAAGGTCCGCAACCTCTTCAAGTCGAAGAGTACAACTCCCAAGGGCGGGTGATCGGCACTCGTGCCGCTTCCAAGGGCGAAGAAGATGAGTACGTGCAAGGCAAGCAAACCCGGACAGCTAACCTCGCTGCTGCTACGTCTGAAGCTGAAGCCAAGGTACGGGACGAAGAGCGAAAAGACGCCGACCTTGAAAGTAAAATCAAGTACAGGGATGCCGCCACTGGCGCAGCTAACAGACGTAACCTTGCGGCTCCGGATGCTAACACGAAGGGACGATCTGAAGCAGACCTTTCAAAAACTGTAGTTAATCTGATGGGTGATCCTGACTACATGGCTGCTGTTAATGCCGGTGATCCTACAGTTATGCGCCGTATGGGTGGTGCTGATCCGATCATTGATAACATGAAGCGTGTTGCCACTGCACTTGGTGTCCCCGTCCCGAAAGAAACACAGTCGCAGGTTGAAGACGCCCTTCAAAAAGAATCTACGCCCGAGGGCCGTGCAAAAGTGTGGGAAATCTTTCTCCGCGAGATGGACATGGCTGCTGCTAAGGGCCGTGCAAGTGGAAAGGGGATTCGCCCGCCGCGTGTTCAAGAATAACACATAAGGATAAATTGTGCCTGTACTGAACGTATCCCATGAGGAACGAAAGCTAATCCCCTATCGGGTGCAAGCTCTGTACGAACTTGGAAAAATCTCCAAAGAGCAGCTTGACAACTACGTCAAGACCGGCTCCGAGGAGTATTTGCGCTCGTATGAAGAAAACCTTCGTGCCGATCCTAGCCGTCAACCCGGCAATCTTGCTGCGCCTGAAAAACCTGCCCCTGTTGCGACGCCCACCCCTGCACCGGAAAGTACGCTTGGTGCGATGGGTTTGTCGATGTCAACACGCAGCGAAGAAAAAGATGTCAACGATGAGATTGCCTCTATTGCCGAGGAATCATCTTGGTTTGAAAAAGTAGACCGCGCTGCAAAAGACGAAAACTACCGCAAGTCCGTTCTTGACGAATCCAAGGCTAAGCGCGATGCAGCTTGGAAGCGACTGCAAGAGCACGCCGCAAGTGGAAAGGACACGTTCCCGAGTCCGCAAATCCAAAAAGATATTGCGCAGTATGACAAGCTGACGGAAGCATTGAGCAACGCGCAGCGTGACCCTGAGTACACAAAGAAACAAAAAGAAACTCTTGCACAAAGAATGGAGGGTCTGCGTCAAAAGACAGCAAATATCCGTTCCAAGTATCAAGCAGCGGAGCAAGGACTGTCTGGAGGAACGGGGTTTGCCCGTGCCGTGGCTCAAGGTGCAAGCAACTGGGAGCAGTTCCTTCCGCAGTTGACGGGCGGTATTGGTAGTGTGGTTGGTGGTGGTCTTGCTGTAACCTCTGGCGCTGGTATTCCGGTCTCGGGTCTCGCAGCTACAGGTGGTAACATTGCCGGCTCTGCACTTGGCTCCTATCCGCTTGCTAAGCGAGTCTATAACGATTCCTATGCGCAGGCTATCCTGAACAACAGTACCCCCGAAGAAGCCGCGCAATACGCCTTTGAGAAAACGTCCCTTGAGTTTGGGGCGGAAATGGCTGCGTCCCTTATTCCGGGTGGGAATACACCGGGCCTTCGTACAGCAACCAAGTCTGCGGTCAAACCTATCTTGACTCGCATTGCTGGCGGCACTGGTCGCCAAATCGGAGAAGAAACCCTCACAGACCTCGCTTCGCAAACCCTCGATATTTCCAAACTGGGTTCTGGAAGTGAGTCGGCTGCGCTGCAAAAGACGCGAATTGAGAATCTTCCTTTCGACGAAAACGGCCAGTTCGATCCTAAGAAGTTTGCTGAACAGCGGTACGAAACCGCTTTGGCTGCTGCTGTTGGCGGTACTGTCGCTTCAGCTATCCCCTCGATCAAAGAGGGGCGCGCTGCTGTTGCTGACGTAAACGCGCGCATCGCCCAAGGTAAAGCTGTTTACGAGAACATTGCCAAATCGGGTGCTGATGTCAATACGCTTTCCGAGGCTCGCACGGCGATTGCTCGTAGTCTTGGATTGGAAGCTGACACGATTGAAGATGCTCAGACGCTTGCCAACCGCTTTAAGCAAAATGACGTTCCTAGCAAGACTCGTGCCAAAGCTGTTGCTGAAACCATTATGACGGGTGACCCTGCTTTCGATGCAGGTCAAAAAGCAGCACAGCAAACCTTTCAGTTGGCGGAACAGTTCAAGCCCGTAGAAGCCACTGTAACGCAATTTGAGCCACTCTCTAGGCGACCCGCTACCCCTGTACAGGGTAACCTTGGATCGTTCACTGTAGAGGCTCCTGTTGCGAAAGAGACGCTAACGGAGCGTGGTTTGAAGAAAGCCAACCAGCGATTCGACAAAGACACCCGTATTCTGGATTCGGAAATAGCGAATCTCCGTACACAGCTTGGACAGAACGTTGATCCGATCACTGGTGTTGATCCGGTACGAGCACAGCTTGACGAAGCCGAGACGATCCGTGAGGGTATTGCGCGTGAGCGTTTGCGCACTGCCGAAAAAGCCAAGCCTGCTGAACCGACCCCTTACGCCAAGGAAATGCGTCGCTTTCAGGAACAACCTAAAGTTGAGGTCAACGCCAAGATTCCCGAAGCTCCGAAGATTAGTCGGGCTGAAAGCATCACGAACAAGGTTGCCGAGGAAGTCACGGCCAAGACCAAGAAAGAACTTCCCAAGAACACCAAACAACGTGTTACCAAGGTAGCGGCTCTTGTTGAAGATGAACTGACGTTCTCTGGTGCTTTGCGTGGATTGGACGAGAAAGCAGCTAACGACGCTGTGCTTGCCAAGACTCGTGAGTATCTGGCTAGCGGAGAAAAGGAAAGCGCAATTGTTGAACGTGTCAGGGGTTTGCAGAATCAGCGCAAAGCTGAAGCAACTGAGCGACTGAAGACTGCTGCTACTGCCCTGAACAACCAAGATGAAGTTTTGAAGACCCTCGACCGAAATCTCGGTAAGGATGCTGTGGATGGACTTGTGCGCTCGGACAAGGTGCGAGTGCTTTCCGATTTTGAACGTGTTGACATCCCGATGTCTGCTGAGGAACGTAGCCGTGGACAGGGCGTTTACGTTGACAAAGACGGAACGATCTATCTCAACGCCAAGAACCTTGCAGGAAAGAAAGATGACAATGGTAACCTGAAGCGTGAGATTGCTATGGCTGTTCTCGCCCACGAGCAAGGTCACACCAAGAACTTCCGTACTGAGGACGGAAAGCGTGTACCTGTGTTGAAGGGGCTCGCAGGCGATGCGGCCTATGACGCTTTGAACAAGGCTATTGCTGATTCTGCTAAGGGTACTGGTCGTATCGCTGACATCGCGAAGCGCGCCCAAGAACGTGCCCAATCTGGTGTAGAAGCTGCACAGAAAGCAGGACGACAAGTAGAACTGAAAGACGAACTCCCTCAGTATTTTGTGGAAGAACTGGTCAACAGCTATGATGGCCCTCTTGGTCAGTTCCGCAAGTTTATTGACGAATCCAGTGCAAAGGCTCGTGACATCATCAACCGTAGCCCTCTCAAGATGGACATTCGTCCGCAAGACCTTGGCTGGATGGTGAAGCAAGACCTGATTGCCGAGAGCAAGACGCCTAAGACTACGGGCACGAAACAAGCAAAGCTGTCCCTCGGGACCAAAGAAGCAACTGGATTCAAGGAAGCCAAGAGACAAGGAAAGACTTTTACCAGCCCTGCAACGGGTGAAGAAATCTTTGAAATCCCTGACAACGATATGAAGGTGAACGCAGGGATTCTTCGTGCTGCCAACGGAAAACCGATTGATCTTGAAACAGCCCTTGTTCACGATGAACTGTTCAAGCAGTGGCCTTTCCTTCGTAAAGACGTGAAGATCAAGCTCACGGATAAGTTTGCCTTGAACGAGGCAGAGTACGATCCGCGTACCAAAACCATCACGCTTAGTACGCAGAACGTAGACAACATCTACAACTTTGCGTTGTCTGCTGAAGCCAAGAAGGAAGCCCGTAAGGATATTTCCAAGACTGTCCTACACGAAATCACCCACGCCATTCAAGATAAGATTGGTGCGGAGATGGGTTCTAATCCGACGTTTGAGATGTACGAGTACGTCCAGAACAAACTACGGAACATGAACAACAACAAACTGGCTGCTGAGTACAGCAAAGTCTTGAACGCTGTCAAGCGCAACCAGAAAAACGTGGACAAACTGTTCCAAGGCATCAGCAAACTTCGTGACCAGTGGGAAGCCAAAGGAAAGAAGTGGCCTGAGACTTATACCGATTTGGATATACACATTGCCAACGATCCGGCGCTTGCCGGGCAGATCATGCCTTTTGTCAAGGGCCTTGGGTTGAACAATCTTCGAGAGTTGCACGAGACGTACAACTTCCTCCGTCAAGCCAAGAACGCAGGTTATTGGGCGTACATGGCTAACCGTGGTGAAGTCACTGCTCGGGCAGTGGCGCACGTTTTCGATGGCAAGTTTGCTACGCTTAAAGAAGCCGAAGAAGCTGTTGCTAAGCAATTTGGTGAGTTGAGCACGCAAGGTAACAGCAAAGCCGCTTTCCAAACCTTCGAGAAGCAAGCTCCGCAGATGAAGGCCAAGCCGGCTGTGCTGATGTCGCTTGGAGCTACAATCGAGGTGGACGGTAAAACCCGTCCTACAACGAACAGTAAGGGTCAGCCTATCGCTGACTCGGTTGAGTCCGCCCGCAACTTCTGGCGGTGGTTCGGTGATTCTAAGGTTGTAGATGCACAAGGCCGTCCGTTGGTGGTGTACCACGGGACGACCGCGCTCATCGAAGTATTCGATGAAAGCAAGGGAGGGAAAGTTACGGGAGCCCCGTCTGCAAAAGAGGGGTTCTTCTTCACGGATCGACGCGCGACGGCTGACTACTACGCAAAATCCGACCCGTCAGCGGAAGCGGCCCGTCGTATTGACGAGACGCTGGCACGTGCTAAGGGAGAAAAGCAAACAATCATTGGGCCTAACGTAGTCGATGCGTTCCTGTCAATCCAGAACCCACTTGTTTACGACTTCAAGGGAAGCGTCTACCGGGAAGAGAGGTATGCAGACCTAATTGCAAAGGCCAAGCGTGAAGGCAACGATGGACTTATCCTTAGAAACACATTTGACGCCGGAGAAAGATCACGAATTGATGCCTTGCTTCGCGGCCGCCTGCGCGCAGAGAATATTTACATCACCTTCCGCGACGTGCAGATCAAGTCCGTCAACAACCAAGGTTCTTGGAATAAGAATGATCCTCGTATTCTAATGAGCCTTGGTGAAGACGTAAAGACGAAGGCACAGGAAACAAGCGAAGCTGCCAAAGAAAAGACCAGTGTTGCTTGGAAATATCTGCAAGGTGCTTTGTGGGACATGCGCCCTGCCAAGTTCAAGATCGCAGAAGAGATGCGAGACGGCTACGTTCGGTACATTGAACAGAAAGGTCGTGAGATGGCTCAGCGAATGGTTGAAGCTGCCAACAAGGACGGAATTACTCTCGACGCACTGAAGGAGGCTTGGGGTCAGGCTCGTGAATACGGTGTTCTCGGCGACACCGGAAGTGCCAAGGTCAATGCCTTGATGCAAGCTATGCGAGATGAAATCGACTCCCTCTCAATGCAAATTGAAGAAGTCTACGATGAGTCCGGTACTCCGCTCTCTGCAAAGATGAAAGAGACGTTCAACAAGAACCTGTTCTCTTACATCTCCCGCTCGTTTGAGATTGACTTCAACAAGGGCTGGAGCAAGAAACTCCTTCGTGCCGCCAAGAAAGACCCGAACAGCAAAGAAGCTACGATCATCAACAATCTCCGTAGCTGGCTGAACGACGAGATTGTTGCTCGTCTTGAATCGCTGGAACTGCTTGACGACAAACAGATCAAGAGCTTGTACAAGCGTCTTATTGATGAAGATGTAGAAGGTAAGTCCGTTGAGACGATGACCAAAGCCCTTGAATCTTTCAAGGGTAAGCTAAAGTCCGAAGAACTTGTTGACATTCTTCAGAACGATGTGCTGCGACTGAGTAAGGTCAGCGGTGTGGGTAACTACTACCGGGGCGCTGCTCGTAACGAGGGTATCCTTCAGAAGAAGACCAACATCCCGTCTCCGATCCTTGCCGCGATGGGCGAGCGTGTTGGACCGGCTGAATCTTTCTTGACGACGATTGTTCGCCAAGGGTCTTTGTTCGCACAGACTAAGATGCTTGCTGATTTCCGCAAGGCAATGCCCGAGGCGTTCACTACAGACCAGACACCTGAGAACACGGTACGCATTGAAGACAAGCAAGGGAAGTACGGACCGTTGGCTGGACTGTACACAACTCCTGCAATGAAAGAGTACATCGAAGAGAAGATCACTCAAGAAGAGAAGATGGACACTTTGATGACTAATCTTCATTCAGCTTACGCTCAGGAAGAGCTTGCTACTCGTTTGGTTAAGGGCGGTCTTGAAAAGCTGGCTCGTGTTTCTGGTGGTTACAAAGTGTTGTCGATTATGACTAACACTGCTAACTACCTATACAACGTGGTTAACGGGGCAGCTTCGCTTGCGCGCTATAACACGCTCGGTGTTGCTTACGGAATGGACTACGTTGACAAGGAAGGTAACAAGATTCCGTTGCACAAGTGGTTTCCTGAGCTTGCTGCTGACTTCCTTTGGCGTGGTAGTGTGACTGGCACAAGCTCTCACGAGTTGTACGGTCTTGCTGTGACGGCTAACTTCGTTGGCTCTGCCATGAGCGGTGACATCAAGGAGGCGTTCCTTGACACCATCCGTGAAACCGTTGAAGGAAAGAAGCCTAGTCTTGTAAAGAGGACTTGGCGTAAAGCGACGTGGCTTGGTGACGCTTGGTTCTCTGGTCCGGAAGCTCTTCCGAACATTCTTGGCGTTGTGGTAGAATCGAACTATTTGCGAGAGCTTTGGACGGAGCAAGGAAAGGAGTTTACTCACGATGAACTGATGGCTGCTGCTGCTGATCGCGTGAAGCGTAACGCCATCTCCCGTGATCGCGCTATTCCCGGCGCTAAGTTCCTTGACAAGTACGCCGCTCAGGCTTTCTTGACGTTCTTCACCGAGACTGTTCGTGCTCCGATGCAAACGGCTTACGACGCGGTTATGGATGTCAAGGAATCCAACAACCCCAATCTTAGTCCGAAAGCCAAGAAGATGATGCGCGGTCACGCTGCTGCACATCTCGCAGGCGCAGCCACCACCGCTGCTGCTATCTACGGTATTACCCAAGCAATCGCCTTGGCATTTGGACGCCCGTTCGGAACCGAAGACGACGAAGACCCTGAAGGACTGGAAGAAGACCTCCGTGATCGTCCCGAAGACCTGATCGTGATCGGTACTGACAAGGATGGTCGTAAACTGGTGTTCGACCTCAGCAAACTCAACACCTACTCCTTGATAACCAACGTGGTTCGTGAAGCTGCCCAAGGTAACTTGGAAGGTGCAGGTCGTCAGGCCAAGAGCTTCCTGTTTGCCAACCCTCTCCCACAGAAAGTGTGGACTGAGTTTACCGATAACTACGGTGAAGCTGGTAAGTCTGATGTAGCAATCGCTGTCAACAACGCCATTGCGGATACTCCGCTTGGTCAGGTGGTTGATCCTACCACTGTCAACGAACTTGTCAAGGTCATGTCAATGTTTACTCCGGGTTTCATCAAAGACCCGAAGAAAGCGCTGGAGAATGCTCAGGGTCTTCAGGAGAATCTTGCTCTTGGATTTGTTGGGGCGGGCGCACGCCCTGTTGCCTATCAGCCCGTCAAGACGCTCCGCTATCAGATGGGAACTGCACTGGACGAACTGGAAACTGCACGTTCCAAGCTGAACGCTGCTATGCGTACCAAAGATGCCAGTGAGAAACTGATTAAGCAAGAGATGCGCAGGTACTACAACGCGGAGCGTGACTTGATCTTGAAGAATCGCCCGCTTGTTCAGGCTGCGTTAAAGAACAACACGTCGGAAAAAGAACTCCGCCAACTGTTCAAATTGCTCGGTGCCAACAAGCACTTAAATGAACAAATGCTGTCTAAGGAAAGGTACAAACCGACCGCGATGCACAAGAACTGGCTAACAATGTCGCAAAAGTTGGCGACCTTCGGAGAATCGGAAAAGGTCAAAGAAGAGCAAGGCATGATCTATACGCAGAACAAAGAAACCTATCGCAAACTGTTTGACGAAATCTACGGAAACAAAGGAGTAAACTGATAATGGCCTACGCACAATCTTACGGGATGGGACCAAACGCCCAGTACAACTACGAATCCATGTTTCGCCGAGGAGGTTATGGTGGAGAGGGTGGCGGTGATCGTTACTCCGGCACTGGCCCCTCCAACGATAACTACAACATGGGTGTTCAAAGTCCGTACAGCCCCCCGAACAACGGGGGTCCGGGTAATCCGGGTACGGCTAACAACATGCCTCGACCTACGCTTCCGCGCTTCCAGCAGTTCCAGAACAACAAAGGCCCGGCTCCATTGACTCCGCAGGACCGCGCAATGCAGCAAATGTCCGGACAAATCTCCGGAATGCAACTACCTCAAGACTTTAATCCGTGGAGTGGGGGTTTTGGGCAAGGTGGTAGTAATCAAGGGGCTAGCGATGCGCGTCAAGGAATGCAGAATCAATACACAGGGGACCCGCGCCACCTATATGAACAGCAGCGGCAAACGAATAACCCTCTGAATCAATTTGGTTACGGAGGCCAAAGCCAGTCTCTCGGTCGTTACGTCCCTCCGATGATGACAAACCCAAATGACTTGAACGCTTGGAACAATCAAGGTGGGTATGCCTACAACATCCCGAACAGCTACGGCTCTGGTCAGTGGAATCAGTTTAACAGTCGTGACGTTGCTTTCCCAAACTTTGGTCAGTCGCAGAACGTACCGACCCCGCGCCTGAATCCGGGCAATCCGCCTCCGTCCTATCAAAGTCCGTTTGGTCGTCCTGACCCGCAACGCCAGCAGAACTATCTGGCGTACATGATGAATCTGGCTCAGGGCGGACAAGCTCAGTCCAACTCGACTCAGCCCGGCGCTCCGGATCAAGCCGGTCCAGTAACCTAAGATGTTCAAGTTATCCAGCGACGTACTGGCAAACTTCAGAGGAGTTCAATCAGCCCTTCGAGAGTTGCTGGACAAGATAGCGGACATCTATCGTCGCTTGCGCTCTGTGGAAGAACGGATTGACGGAATACCGCTGGGATCAAGCAGCAGCGGAATCACTCTTCCCATTGACGCCACGGATGTCAACTACGATAACAGCACATCAGGTCTTACGGCAACAGACGTACAAGATGCAATCGATGAGCTTGCTGCGTCAAGTGGCACGCAAAGCCCGTTGACTCTTGACATAGGATATGCAAGCTCTGACATCACAACAACGATGTCCGCAGACCTACTGACTGCTACGTGTCTTGGGTCTTCGTCAGGCTCGATTCCGTCAAGCTATCCGATTGGAGGATCGGGTGGAAAATTATACTGGGAAGTTGAGTGCATAGCCATTCCAGCCGGTGCTGGCAGCAAGCTCGCTTTCGGAGTCGAAACTCGGATCAGCCTGCTGAATTCAAATAGAAGTGGCGCATATCCGGGATCGTCAGTGGGGTCGTGGGGATACTGGAATTCAGGGCTCTATTACAACAACTCTGGATCATCAGGGACTCCTGCAACACTCGCATCAGGGGACATCGGTCAGGTCGCGTTGGATCAGGCCACCGGTAAGCTGTGGTTCGGAAAAAACAACACATGGCAAAGCGGCGGTAATCCTGCGGCTGGGACATCACCTGTATTCACATCGTCTACCCGGCTTAATCATCAAGTTCACGCTGTAGTCTGCCCTTACGTCGCAGGCGCAGTTATTCGATTGAGACGAGTGAGTGAGAATAGTTATTCACCCCCATCAGGCTTTTCTGCTGCGTTTGATTAACAGGAGACGATATGGACATCTATCTCATTGCCAAGATCATTGGTGCTTTAGGGACCATCGTTGGCGCCCTTGCGGGATGTTGGAAGTACGTCATCAAACCCATCAAGAATTGGGTTGTCAACACCAACAACTTGTGGGAAACCATCGCAGCAGAGTTCAAACCAAACGGCGGCGGCAGTATGAAGGACGCACTGAACCGGATTGAGACACGGCAGCTAGTAGATGCGCAAAAAGCAAGGGCTCTGACAAACGACACCTTGTTTGGCATTTGGGAGAGTGACGAAACAGGAAAATGCACCTACGTCAACAGAACGTATCAGCGCATGGTCGGTCTAAGTCAAGATGATTTGCTCGGATGGGGTTGGATCAACATTGTACACACAGACGACAGAGCGAAGCTCGCCCAAGATTGGGAACAGACACTCAAGCAAGAAAGGGAGTGGCACGCAGAATTCAGAGTAGTCCGTCCTAGCGACGAAACAACCATACCCGTCATCAGCGTAGGCCACCCCTTAAAAGGACGTGACGGTAAACTTAAAGGATATGTCGGTCAACTAGTTGTGAAAGGCGATTCCGACGATGTTTTCTTTAGCCTCTCACCTTAATCACAAGGTAAACCAATGGTTTTTACTCAGTATCGAATACTTGCTTTTATTCTCGTTCCTCTTCTTATTGGCGGGGTATCATACTTTTACGGTTATCAGGCGGCTAGCAACAAGTGTCGCGCTGAAGCGGAGAAGGCGTTATCTAGCGCGATTGAGGAAGCAAAGAAGAACGGCGCCCAAGACAAAAAACTAGCCGAGAAGGCTATCAACGATTACAACGAAACCAAGGACAAACTGGATGATATTGTTGAAGACGTTAAGCAAGCCGCTGCGGCTGACCCTGATCCTAGCTGCGTCATTACTGATGACGAGTTGCTCCGCATTAACTCGTTTTAAGGACGTACCCGATGCCACTACTCTTGATCCTCCCGCTGTTTCAATGGAAACATGTGACGAAACCATCAAAGCAAAAGCAGGTGACGACGCCCGTGTCCTTGCAGTACAGCGTGGTGCCCAAAACGAACTGTGCCGGTTAAAGCACAGTATCCTTATTGACTACATCGAAAAGAAGCAAGCCGAGAAAGGAAAGCGTAGGCGGTAAGCGTAGGCGATAATCGGTAACAGTCCAACGGACGCCCCTAAAAACGAGGCCCCAATTACGGGGCCTTTTCTTTTTGCTCTTCAATTAGTTGGTCTACAGCTTGATCCGCTTCTCGACTGTTTTGCGGAATCTTCAAAGCCCACTTGCCTTTCCACTCTGGATTTGGGGGATACCACTTCAAGTACGGAAAGTGGTGGAGTCGGTGCTCTCGTAAAGCCCTGTACCGCTCAGCGTCCCTTTGTGTCTCGTCCATATTTCCACCACAGATAAAGCCCCCAAGCACCGAAGTAGATGCCACCGAAGTTCAGCATCGCCCAAACAAGGAATTCGATCATATCATCAAGTGACCTTAAATGGGTTCAATGGGTCTTGTTTGTAGAAGTATTCCCAAAAAGGGTCAGAGGTTACTGTGACTGGGTGCGTGCGCACCTCGCGCGCCTGATTGGCTTTGTTATAAAAGTATTGTTCAAGGCGGCTAAACTGCTTCTCATTTAGGGTGACGCTTGCGCCGTCTTCAAAATCGAGCGTGAATGTGATTCCTTCTGGAATGTTTTTGACAACTTTCATTTCTTTTTCCCCTTCTTCTTCGTTACCTTTTGATCCTTCTTGAAATAGCTTGGGCAGTAGATAGCGTCCACCCGCCCACCTGTACCTACATCAAATTGCATGGCGTGTTCTACAGCTTCCTTCGGGTTCTTGCCGAGACTCAGAGCACTGATAGCAAAGTCACTTCCGCTACCGATGGCGAACCAAGGATCATCAATCTCCATCGGATGAATCCCGTCAAACAGACAGAAGACGCCTTTACGGGAAACGAGGATACCGATGCAGGATTCCTCTTTGCCGTTGTCTACTGTTGGAGCGTCACCTTGACAACCCTCTAACCACCAGTCCGCAATCTTGAACATGGCGTTGCCAGCCCCCGCAAATCCCACTACACCCACATCAGGAATGATATACAACTTCTTAGAGTTTGATGTATAATTCCCGATAGTGCAACAAGAGTCAGCAGCAATCCACCCGTCCTTGTAAGCAATCGTTGTCAATCTCGTTCTCCTTTCTCGTTAGCCAATCGAGCTACGAAAGGATCGTCAGCACAGAACAAGTCGTCTTTGTTCTTTGGCTTCTTTGGTGCTGCAAGGTACGGCTTCCTCATGCGAGTGATACTGAACCGAGTAGGAAGATCACCCCAGTGCGTGAGAAGGAACCACAAGACACCTAGACGGGTATCGTAGACTTTCTCAAACTGGACGTTGTGTTTGCCGTCACTTCCTAGGATTTTCCAGATGTAATCATTGTTGGTCATTGCCGGGGCGCCTCCACTTCGTTACGGATGTTACTTGTCAACGCACTGATCGCACTACGGTACAGCAACTTGCTCTTCAGGGCGTCTCGTTCTCGCTTCACTATCTCAAGTTCAGTCTTCAAAGGAAACTCCTTTGGGCCGTCGTAATCCTTCGGAATCTCCTTGTACAGAATGTCGTAGTTGTCCGACTTCTGGATCAAGTTCATCAGGTTATTGGTAGTTTGTCGGTAATATTCGACTTTCCGACGAAGACGGTCAATGCCCTTCTTTTGCTGCTTGTTGGTTTCAAGGAGATTATGAATACGCTGGACAGCTTTCAAGTAGTTCACTATCAGTTTCTTGTCAGCCTTCAGTTGTTCAATCTCAAGATCAGTCAGTCTCGTCATCTAGCTCATACCTCGGCTCTTCAGCGGCAAAGTCCAAATCTTCATCGTCAATACCTACCTCGTCAACCAAGTCTCGAAGTGTAGCAACAGCCAAGTACAGCGTGTCGATAACCTTTTCATCTACGTCTTCTCCGTCAAGCATCACGATAACACTATTGACCTTCTCGTACACGTCACTCAAGTCTTTCTGGATTCCCTTCATACTGCCTCCTAGTTCAAATTGCTCTTGGCTTGCTCTTTGATGTCAACAAGGGTGATTCCCCATACGACTTCAAAGCGTTGCTTGGTTGATGGGTTGTAGCCGTAGTTGGAGAAGTACAACATTGGTTCGTTAGGCTTCTCTACCATACGTCCGTAGATGTCTTGGAGGAACTGCTGTAGGGTCAGGGCTTCGCCCTCGTTAGCTACAGATAGCGTCTCGTCACTGACTGACATACTCTTCGCCTTCAATGATGCCCATGTGCAGCTTCACTTGGAGGATACCGAGAGCACCAGCAAGAAGATAAGGGTTGGTTTCACCGATAGCAACAGCATCTACAATCTGACCTTGGTTGGCTCCTACGGCAACTAACGACCGAAGGTGTCCCAAACGCGCAAGATCAAGTAGCTTCTCTAGTACAGAGACTACGTTCTCTACAGGACCATCATCCTTCAGCTGGACTCCGGGTAGTGTCTTTACGTTAGTCATGTGTCACTCCTTGCCAGACTAAATCGACTCTTCGCGTCACGGTAGTTCTTGTTCAAGAACCGAGAGACAGACATACCTTCGTACTTACGACACAAGTAGTCAAGGCTCAAAGCCATGTCCGTGTAACCGCCGTTCTCGACTTCGTTCAGCACCACGATACCTCGCCAGTGGAAATTGGCTGCACCCTTGTACCCTTCATCGTGAAGGTAGCTGGACCCGCATACGGTTCCGTTAATCGTGCGTCCCGTAGCGAACTGCACCTCCCCCCGGCTGAGGCCTTGCCGATGTCCAGCGCAGAAGGACTCTCCAATCTGCTTCAACTGATTTTGAATCGTACCGCCAATCGGCTTCCCTGTGTTCGGGTTTGCGAAGAAATGGGAGAACATGATCCCATCGACAGATAGCTGCCCCGGTGCGCCCGACTGGTACGGGACGTGCTTCCAATCTTTACCTGTGTTGAGATGGTGGTATCCAATCGTTCCGACAAGGCGGGGGTCTTTGTTGATTGCTCGTTCAATCCGTTGTTCATGGTTTCCATAGAAGAAGTATTTCTTGCACTTGTGGGTAATGTTCTTGTTCAGGATGTCAAACGCCAGATTACCAGCGGCAATGTCATCCTCATACCGGAGTCCCTCCATCTTCAAGGAACCTGCCCCGTCGTGGGAACTCAACGATTCCATGTCCCAAGCGTCGCCTATCTGGATCACCGTGTCCGGTTTGTAGTCGTTTACGGCTTGGGCGATCCACTCCAAATGCCGGGTAGGACACCCCTTCTTCTGTTGCAGGTCGCCGATTACCAAATGTCGTTTCATAACTACTTAGGCTCCAATTACATTCATGTGTTACGTCCTTTTGAAAAGAGGGGAAGATGAAGGGGCACCGGCTCGCCTTGCGTGTCATCGTTTGGGGCCGTACAAAATAAGGGGCCATACAGGGGATAGGAACGCTGTGGTGATTAGGGCCCAAACAGGAGCTTCGTTAACCTCGCTCGGAGACCGAACACACACCTTCACAAACAAAAGAACCCAACCGATAACCAAGTACCAAATACCTAGCCAAATCATTTCTTTTCTCCTCCAAACACGGTAGCGAAGATCACTCCGAACCAAAGGTAAGCAGCGAACAAAGGCCAGAGGATACAAGTAGTCCAAAGGAACCAACCGAAAACAGGTCGCTCTAGGCGACCGACACTGATGCTGTGCCCTGAAACAAGAACGTACTCAGCCAACTTTGACCCAAGGAAGTAGATGAACAGAAAGAGCCAGAACATCACTCGCTCTCCTCCTCAACCTCACGTCCGTCTTGAACTGCGTTGAACAGCTTGACGTACAGATCAGTAACAATCTCTCGACACTCTTCAAGCGAGATGTACGAGATGACGTTACCGCTCTCATCTTTAATCGTGACGCCATCTCCAAGAACTTCTTTGGACTTCTTCTTATTCTTGTCTTTTTTCTTACTCATGTAACCACTCCTCGGGAATAATGCCTTGAGGGCTGACAGCACACTCAATCCCGCGTGCCTTGGCCCAGTCTGAATACTTGGTCTTGGACTTCTTGGAGATGGTGTTGTCGCGTTGCAAGAGCATCTTGATTTTCAAGTCTGGATTTTGCTCTACGACAAGTGCCATTTTCCGCCTGCTCTCTGCATCCCAGTAACCCTTGGCTTCGATAATCACGCCATTGGGAAGGATGAAGTCTGGTGTGTAGCTTCGCTTAGTCTCTGGTACAACGTACTTGATGACCATTGACTCGTAAGTGTACTGAACTTTGTTTTCCTCTAGGCACTTACGGACTTTCTTCTCGTATCCCGAGCGGAGCTTCCGCTGCTCCACTGGGATTGCTTTGCGCTTTGCGTACTTCTTTGGCATACTCTTTCAGTTCCTTGAATCTCGGGTCAGCTACGCTTGTTTCCAGTCGGTTACCCCAGTCCCTAACTACCGTAAGTAGTGATTTTAACTTGTCCAGATTTATACTCATCGGTATCCTTTAGTAACAGGTTTAATTGGCTCTCAAGTATCTTGGAGAGTTGGCGCATTGCAGAGAGGCACCGTACCTTTTTGCGGTAATGCTTCTCTCTAAGGCTTGCTTTCCTGAATCGTGGTACAGGAAACACCCGCTTGCGGGGCCCCATTTAGATACCCACGTCATCATCAAGGATATAGGAGATACACTCCATCCGAGTACCCTTGGCTTCACACACGTAAGCCCGCTTTTCCTTGACACTCTCAATCTGCCGTTGCAGCTTGGCGTACTCAATCCGATTTGTCAAGTCGTGAAAAGCACCAAAGAAACCAATCAAAACACCCATCACCAAATACAAGAACTTCACGCTAAAATCTTTCATACATTCAAACTCCATTCATCATCAGGTTTACGTTGTAGATACAGCAGCCTTCCGTTCTCAAGCATCACTCGATCCCAGTCGCTACCGTACACTCGTTTGTACTCGTTCTCTACTCGTTGGTGAAGATCGAATTTGTTTTGGGCTCCTTTCAGGATGCGCTCTGCGTTCTTCTTTCCAACACCCGTTACCCCAACCACGTTGTCAATCGTATCTCCGACCAACATCTGATGGTAGAAGTTATACCATCCGGTAAATTCACTTACGTGCTTGAAGTGATTGTTCACCCAATTGAAATTCCATCCCGGAACCTGAAGCAAGTCCTTGTCAATGGAGGCTATCACACTGTTCTGATCGTTGTCAAGTGCCTCTGTTTGAGCGATAGCGCAAGCGTCATCTGCCTCGATACCGTCCGTGACTTCAGCACCCCACATATTCATCAGGTACTCTCGGGTTTCGTAGAACCAAGCGGGCTTAGGTTGCTTTCGATTCCCTTTGTACGGACGGATAGTAGCAATGTCGTAGCGGTAGTTCTTGTCTCCAGACAGGTAGAACACAAACGCCTCTGGACGAACTACGTCAAGCATCTTGTCAACGATGTTCTTCAGGTTGTGGAAGGCGTGGGTGTCAGGACTGCCTTCAGGACAAGCACAACAGGCGCGGTACACTACCGAATCCATGTCCCCGATCAGCAGGTCAAAGCTCTGGTGACTCATCAACTCGTCTTCGTTCATCCTCTTCCTTCTCGTCTAGCCACTGATTCCTGAACGTCCTGTTTCCACGGCACCAAGGGCACCAGTTATTGTGTTCGCAGCCCGCGCTGATCGCGGCTCGGTATCCATCTCTTTCTGGCATCCCGGTTCGTTTGTTTCTTCGGTACGTGTTTCCCATCTAGGAACTCCACTGCAAATCGGAGACATTCTTCAAGAAGGATTCGTTCGTGTTGTGTGTAATCTTGTTGCTTTTGTTTCCAAGCCTTCATTGTGGCGCGTCTTCGACGATGCGGACTGTGAGCAAGTATTTCTTCTTCCACTCAAACTTCCCATTCCTGCCTCTCTCAAGAGACATGGCTGAGAACTTATCCATCATGCTTTCTATCTCGGAATCTGACATGACTACTGGAGTATAGAGTCGAACGTACACCGGCTCGCGGTGCTCATTGTAGTAACACACAAACGACGGTCTCTTTCGACCAGCGACCCCTTTTACTATTACGGTCTTCACGGGGCGCCCCTATTCGGGGATGCTTTGAGTCGGCATCTCAACTACATCCTGCGTTACGCAAGTGTCCCCGGATTGCTGGATGTACGCCCCTTTTCCACTAGCAAACTTCCAAACACCGTACTCGTTAGGAAGGGTAACAGGTTCAATGGACATATAGGTAATAGCCAGATCAGGGTTGTAGCAAGTGATGTGGTACACAGGTTCATCACGGCCAGCAAGATACATCAGTTGAATGAAGATGGCCAACGTTACGAAGAAAATCCCCCAATCAATCTTTGTCCAGTTCGGTAGTTTAATCATTATCTTCATTCTCCTCTTTCAGCGTGTTTTTGAACTCCACGTGAGCGTGATCTTCCACGATGTGCTTCAGATGATCAGGGCTCTCAAGTTTGTTCCAAGTGTTGTACGGATAATTGGTCCAACCAGAACAATCTGGGCGCATCACCCGGTAAATAAGCAAGTGACTGCTGATTGAATGTAGATAAAAATACACGTCACGACTCATCGCTATCACCATCTTTCCAAGTTTTAAGATCGTCATAGGCGACATCCTTTAGGCGTCGCTTACGCTGCTTGTGTGTCTTAGGTTTGTGTACCTTGTGCATTTCTTCTGCTACGGGATTACGCTTTGCTTCTCGTAGCTTTCGTCGGGTACGGGAGTCCAGCTTAGGTGTCATTGAAATTTTAACCATACCATCCATGTGATTCTCGGTACATTTCTGACTTTGCTCCGCAGACTGAACACTCAGTCCAGTAGTCAGTCCAAGCTGTGTGGTCGTAACCCCCATCGTGATACTTATGTTTATCGACAAGGAACCCTTCGTGTGTACATTGTGAAATTAAATCATTGATCTTCTGGTCAATCTTAGCTTTCTTCCTTATTTCTTTTTCAAGAAGAAGTTTAATTTCTGCGGGATTTGCCCCCCTCACAGCGGGATGCTTAACGTTATTCTTCATCTGCCGAAGTATACATCACGTACAATCCTTTCTGATGAGCTATGTTCATCATGTGTTCTGTTCCTTTGGATTTGCCGTCCCAAACCGCAAACAAAGCGTCAGCGTTGTCCGCCATTTGGACGTTTCTACGATACCCGGCAGACTTACCAAACCTATCCCAATCAGCGGGATATTCTTCTACCAAGATGCCGTTCTTTTCAGCCCAAACCTTCCCGAACAAGTCAACGCCTCGCGCCATGCCGCAGAGTACAACCGTAGGTGTCCACGTAATCCGACCAATATCAAGATCAAACCTAGATTGTGTAACACCACGAGAGCCAGCAATGATGGTCCTCACTCTTCATCTCTCCACATCTCAAGTCGGCAAGATTTTCTCCGGAACACAGGGCGCTGTTCGATTAATCCAGCTTCGATCAGCTTCTTCAAGGCGTCTGCTTGTCGTTTATATTCTTTTGTCTGATGGAGCTTTTCTCTATCAATTGTAAAAGACCCATCATTATTGACAATGATGTGGTCTAAGTCACTTTCAATCTTCATCTTGCCTCTCACATTCAACGTAGTGGTCTAGTAAAGCGTTCTGGAATTCCAACAGTTCTTCCTGTGTTCCGTAGTGCTTTCGAAAAGCCTCTGGCTCTGCCGCCATGCTTGGTCCACTGGCCCTTCGTACTTGGTCGTAGGTGTAGCCTGACGGTACAACCCCGCGATGATGGTAGGGGCAAATCCCGCACGTCAGGTCATGCCCCAATCTCTTCATTCCCGAAACAAGGTGGTGAATCTCGCAAGGATTCTGATAGATACCGTCAATGGTGCAAGCTACACAGCCGATGGCTTGGATACGATCAAAACGTTTCTGCTGTGCTTTCGTCGGAGTCGTTGTGCTGTGTTGCACTATTTGCATCCCCATCAAAATACTCTTGAACTTGATCGTCCCATTTCTTGTTCATTTGATCAAGGCAGTCGGCTAGTTCACGAAGCATCCAAGAATCCACCGCCCCCGGTCCGCGAGGATACCACGCCCAGTACCCATCTACTTCAAGCGAGAACTCATCAGGACCAACCTTACCGTTATCAAGGAAAACCCAGTGCGCTTCCCAATCGTTTGTTGAGCGAACTTCAAAATGCTTCGTCTTTGCTAGAATCTTCGCCATCCAGTTCCTCAATCTCTGCCGTGTATCCAAGAGCCTTTAACAAGGTTGCGAAGCAATCTACCCCGGACGCTGTACAGATGTACTCGCCTTCTCCTCCGTTAATCTTTACTACTACGAATCGGCTCATCACTCCACTCCAATACTTCGCTAATCACGGGAAACTCTCGGATCATCAACTGCTTTACTTCTTCGGCAATCAAGCGGTGCTCCTTTTGAGTCGTCGGATCAGTACGCACTTGGACGTAGTGAATCCAACTACGCAGATTACCGTTCACGTACATCCGGCTAGGCGTAAGACCCTCTGGCAACAGGGCACGAGCGACTTCCTTGGCGATACCTCGATCAAGCATGTCGTTATAGGCATCAATTGCAAGGTCGTAGACATCTTTTTGAGCCGCATTCCAAACGTGCGTTTTGATTGCATCATCGCAAGGCAAACTGTTCTGTCGGTTCTTGGTATCTTGCAATCGACACTCACGATACACCATGTCTCCGAGTTTGTCAACAGTTTGGTATCGTTGGCTAAACTCTTGGAAGCTGAACGAACGATGACGGAGAATCTGGCGGGCAATATCCCGAGTAGTGTTAATCTCGACACACAAGTTCACCATTTCAAAAGGACTGAAGTGGCTATTATCCAACATGTACTTCAACAGCTTTGAGATGTTCGGATTGTCTTGGTTATCGGGGTTGGATACTCGGGCGATGTACGCTAGGAGATTTTCAGCGTCAGGTGTTTTCCAGATGAGGTTAACGGTCATCCCCGCTCCCACCAATCTTTCCTCGTTGCTTTCGTGATTCCAGCTTTTCAATGTTTTGGCGCATCACATCTTCCATCGGTACACCGTAGTAATTGCAGATCATCGCACAGAACCAAAGAACGTCTCCGATTTCTTTTGTGGCATCCTGCGGATTGTTTTCTACCTTGTCTCGGATTTCCTTGGCGTACTTTCCTGCTACTTCACCGGCTTCAGCACAAAGGCCGGGGATAAGGTAACTCAATCCCCGAGCCGTTGGCAAAGCGTAGTCAGCACAAAGGTCTTGATAGTCACTAGGGGTCACACTGAGTCTCGCTCTGGAAACAGTTGAATCTTTCCGTTCCAACCGGGGAAAGTAGGAACAGCGTCAAGACGAAGGCTGATAGAACCGTCATCCCAAGCTGTTGCACTACCACAGTAAACCCAGTGGGTCTTGGTTTCACCCTTGTGGGTGTACTCTCGTCCTGCGCTTGCGTCGTATCGCTTAATCATTTTGCTCATTGTTCGGGGCTCCCGTTGGGATGTTTAATGTTTTGCATCTTCTTCAGCGCGTCAACCTGACTCTCACTAAGGTATTCAATCTTTAAGCAAGTTTCAAAGGTAGTCCTTTCACACCCCTTTCGCTTGCTATAATCAGCTAAATTTGCAACCATTATAAAAAGAGTAGTCGCCCCCATCATTCCAAAAACGAAACCCCACAACATATCTTCTTTCATCTTACTTACCTCCAACATCGGCGCTAGCCGCGCCACGTTTGACTTCAATCAACTTCTCAAGATAGTGCTTAGCCTTCTCCAAATCTTGAATACCGTTCTTGGAATCGTACCTCATCAGGTACTTGTACACGTTACCAAGATAGAACCCAATCTGTTCGTCAAGATTAAAGATACTACCGAACAAATCCCAAGGTTGAATCTTCATCTTCTTGTAGTGGTCACCGCCCACTTGGCGGTTGTCGCCACTGGTCGTGCTCACTCGTTTATCATTGGCTTCTGTCATATCTGGAACTAGGTGTGTAACAGGCCCTAGAACCTCACCAGAGCCCGTAGAATCAACGATCACCCCTTGGGTGGTAGTAGGGCACTGGGGGTACTTGTACCCTTGCTCTAGGGCTTCCTGTGCGGTTATAAAGCCACATTCTTTTTTGTACATCTGCGGATCAAGCATAGACACTTTCCATCCGTTTGATAGATGGCTCCAACAGTAACTAGCGGTTTCTCCAACCTTATACCAAGCGTTGTAAATCCTATCGTAGTGTGTTGCGTCTTGTACTGATGGCTTCACGGGGCTCCTCGTTCCTCGGATGTTTTGTGCTTGAGTTCGTTCAAGAATATCTCCAATTCCTCAGCAAATTGATTTCCACACCAATCGTCTTGACCTAGACGCCCATTTTTAAGTCTGTGCTCAAGTTCTTCTATACTTACAGGTGTTGGTTCCCACTGACCTTCGAGGCCATAACAAGAGCAGTGCGACCCGTTGACTTCAAACAAATCACCTTCTTTCTCAAAGAGAACAAAAGCGTCCCCTGAATAATTTTGATAGCCGTAACTTGCAAAAAGAATATTGACGCCATCAAAAATTTCAAATTCTTCTTCGTTATCTCTATCGCCGTACTCCAAGAAATCACGAAGGACATCATTACGTTCCGCGTCTTTCCAGTCGTTCAGGGCAATCATTTATCTTCTCCAAGAAAAAGAAAGGGGAGGTTTTACCCTCCCCATCTACTCTACACTAAACTTCCGGATTTGTCAATCCAGTTCTACCGGAATCTTTGCTCCGACAGCAACAGCCCAGTTACGCCAGAATCGACCCACGTCCTGATCCGTTACACCACTCCACCAAATGTTGTAAACGTAGTGGTCTTGGCGCCCCGTTCCGGGGATGGGACGTGCGTTGTAACCAAACATATCGTGCTTCCGTTCAAACTGGCTGAACTCGTAAGCACCCGGACGCTGGATGGCGCTGGTTGCAACAAGGTCTTTGTAGTTCGGAATCGGACTCGGACTGAAATCAGGACTTGCTCCGTTACCGTCCCAAACCACCTTCACGAAACCCGTGCGATTCCACTGACCACGGTACTCAACCTTCGGATAGTCACGATTGGTGTTGATGATCGTACCAAGCACACTCTTGGTTTGCCACACGATGTTGTCAACAAGGTTGTCTTCGTCTTCGTCCTCTACAATCGGAGCAAAGGAGCCGAAGTCAGCAAGAGCACTCTTCACCTTGTCAATGTTGACGAAAGCCGTCTCCGGGAACGGTTGCTTCAGCCAGAACGCAATGCAGTGATACTTGGGAATCTGGTCAGCGATGACGTTGAATCCCTTGTCGTAAAGCTCCTTGCGCAGTTCGTCAACGAGCTTGGATCGCGGGGCCCCCGTTGGGGTGTGATGTGCCCAACCCGTATCCTCATAGTACTGCACGTTCACTTCGATGTCATCGGGAACATCCACGCCAGTGGCGCCCACCATCGGACCCGCGTCACTAATAAACTTCTTCACAAGCTCTTCAAGACTCATCATTTAGTTCTCCTAGTTAGTTATCGAATTGGACAAGCGCCAGTACTACAGTCAAGGTCAGGATCGAATTCCAACGAGTCTGCACCTGATGTAATGGGCGTTGTCCGGGCTACAAGTTCTTCGTACTGCTCTTTGGTAATCTCTTCCAGTGGAGCTTGGTCAAACCCGTGATCACTGTGAAGCAAGAACGAGAGTGTCTTAAAGTTCTTGTTCCAGTGCTTCTTCAGGTATTCTTTAATCTCCGGAAGCTCTTCAATCTTGTAATACACCGTGCAAGACACTGAGTTGTCTGACCATTCCTTCTGCAATCTACGAACAACTTCAAGCTGGTCAACGGCACTCATGTCACGGGCAAGCACTGCATTGTCACTGTGCCTGAACGGGAACGAAACAACAACCGTACTACGATCCTCTGATCCGTCAAAGTTGCGCACATATTCTACATCGTAGCCGTGTTCCCGGCAAATCCTTGCCAAGTCGTGATCCGCAGCAATACGAATACGTCGAATCATGTACTTGGCGTAAGCCGGATGACAACCCGGAGTAACACCCGGCAACAAACTCAGCGTACCAGCCGGCTTCTGTGTGGTCAGCTTGATTGACTTGTTGATCCCGTGCTGCTTGCTGTACTCGTTGTCCAGTTCGCGAAGCTGACAGTACACATCGGAGAGCCACGACTTCTGCTCTTCGGTACACTCCATGTATCCAGTAACGCCAATACCCATACGAAGGTTCTTGTGAACGACATCTTCAGTTGCCTTCTGATGGCAAGGCAAAAGCAAAGCACCTTTGCAAACCTTGTACAACACGCTCGCTACCTTAAACAACTCTTCCTTGGATTCAATGTTTGGCAAGAAGATTTCAGCAAGACAGCAAGTTTCCCAAGCGTTCAGAGATTGTTCAGCACAAGGGTTGTAACCCCGAACTCCGGGGTCTTTGTACTTCGTCTCTCCGATGCGCCCGATGTTCTGACTCAACTTCAGGTTAATCAGTCCGTAGGGCTCACCAGAACCATCGTACCCGTCCCAAATCTCTTCCGGAAGTAGGTTGATGTCATTGCAAACCACACTGTTGTTGGACATCGCCCGCCAACTCGGGATGTTACCTAACTTCCAGTTCTTTGCGCGAAGGAACTGAAGATCGTCTGCGTCACCAATTGCAATCTGTGCGCTACGACGGACGTTGCCAGCTACGACAATCTTACCGATGATGTTCAGAATGTCAAGGCAGTCAATCGGGCGAAGCTGCTTTCCTCGACGTTGTTCAATGACATTTCCGATCTGCTCAATACCCCAAACCAAATCCTCAGGTCCGCTTGCAACACCACCGAATCCTTTGATCGGTGCTCCTTTGCCTCGGATCAACTGCGTACTGTACGTAAACGTAGACTTGTCTTCAGGCTTGAACGCTGCCCGAATGGTGTAGTCCAGCAACTTGACCCACCCTTCTCGCGTGTCACTGACAATGAAATCAGCACTGGCGTTATCTTGCCGTGTTGGTGTTTTGAATTCCTCGCGAACAGGTGGTAGCTTGTAGACGTACTCTCGTTGAATGTTGTACCCAACGCCGCTGCCAAGCATCAGGTTATCGAAGGTCCAAGTAAAGGCGTCAAGGTTGTCAACAACAGTGAAAGCGCAGTTCATCAGGCTGGCAAGACCAAGGCGGTTGACTGTCTCGGTGCCCATCTGCCACAGGAAACGACCGGCCACGGTGCCCTTGAGCTTCAGCATCGTTTCCCACAAGTATTCTGCGTCTTCTTCGTTCAACGGAACCGGGAGGTTTTTGCTTGCGTCTACAACACGACTGACGGTATCAGGCCAGTCTTCAAGAGTTCCGTCTTCTTGAGTACGAGCGTAAGTACGGCGATAGGTCAACCAACCTACACTAGACCAAGGTGTTTCAATGTTCTTCTGTTGTTCCATCAAAGATTTGGCTCCTCGTTGTGGGCGCGGCTAGCGCCGATGTTAAATGCGGTCATAGTTACTGTAGACAAGGCTCCATACTCACTGTGTCTTGTTCAACAGGTGGAGATTCACAAGCTGGATTTTCCCAAACTTGTCATCCATTGTTTTCTGGAAATCCGGAATTTGTTTCATACCTTTATTGTACAAATTGTTACCCACAGCATACAGGCGTTGTGCTTTTTCCATATCGCCATTAATAATGGCTTCGGCTGCTTGATGATCGCATTGAATAATTGTATCAATTACTATATTAGCTGAAAGGTTCACACATCCTCTCCACCGCTTTCTTCTTCAGGGTAGCAATGGAACACTCGTCCGTCTGTTTGGAATTGGTTCAGCTTTAAGCAATCGTTTACGATGTCACTCTTACCTGCGGTATAAGCAATGTAGCTAATGACACAGATAACCACCATAGCTAGGATGATGACTACGCTATCTACGTTGTTACGCATTTGTGGGCGCCTTCGGATGTTGACGATTACAGCCAATTATAGTCGATTATGGACAAGAAAGCCCCGGTATCGTCGGGGCCACACGGGTTGAACGGTGCAAGTCGAACCACGTCAAGCGCAGGCAAAATTGAACCCTCTTACGCGCCCGGTAAGGGGAATCGAACCCCCGCCACCACCTGAACTCCGCTCAGGAGTGTTACTTACCTTTTGATCGCTGCTAGAAGTTCAAAGAAAACAGCAATCAAGAAGATTGCACCAACAATTGCAATCGGAATCCAGATCGGACTAAGCACCCACCACCAAGACCAAGTGATCGTTCCGATCAACTTCAACGTAATGAAGATCAGTGCGAGGTTGCTGGCGAGCAGGTCGCCGCCAACAACGACTGTTTGCTTGTCACTCACTTGCCCTTACCTCCGCCCTTACCACTGCCCTTCTTACCCTTGCACGCCATCTGGATTGCTTGGACGATCTTGCGACTTTGGCGACGAGCACTGTCAGCGGTAGCGTAGGAATTCATGGACTGAAATTCCTTGTCTCCAAAGCGAATCACGGCATAGTAATTGCCTTCGGTATAGGCAACAGGCGTAGCCGTCTCAACCACGGCAATCTTCTCAAAGTTAGTACGCCGGGTATCAGTCATTCTTGTTCTCCTTGGTCAATTGTCGTTTAGCGTAAGCGTAATACTGCTTGGCTGTGTTCTCTGTTGCTCCCTCGTCTGTGAGGGTCTTGATTACTTCATCTCGGTTAAGACCAGAAGCAAGAAGACGTACAGCCTTCTGACGACTACTCTCTTTCAGGTTGTTGCTTCCCAGTGGACGGGACATTAGCGGGCTCCTTCGTTTCACTTCGGATGTTCAACAAGAACCAGCAAGAGGGGCGGTACAAGAAAGACTGCCTTGTATCTCACACGTCTAGATCGTGCCGCTGTTCCCTCTTCTACTCTAGGCTAAGCTTCGGGCGGCGTCTCCCACCCCATATTTGAGCATCACTAGAGTTGCTGGAAACGTTACTAAGTATCGTCACATTCAAACAAGTGCCGATGTTTAGTATCTATATCAGAACGGAATTTCGTCGTTCGGTCCTTCGTCGTGGTCATCGGGCGGGGAGGGCTTTGATGCCTTGGCCTTCGCTTCGTTCCCGCCTCCATTAGACAGATTCAGCGTGGAGTTAAAGAAGTCTTGGGTCAGCTTGTTGCTAGCCGCAACCAGCTTGCTGAACGTATCAGGAGCATCTTGGAAACCAGCCGAGACAGCCGTAGCCAGAAGCGCGTTGGCACTGTTACGTGCGGCTTGCCAACTGATTTGCTGATCCTTCTTGGCCCAGTCAGTACCACCGGAAGCAACCGGAGCACCGCTAGGTGCGGACGGTGCCCCCTCTACCTTCCTAATGTTCCCTGCGTTCTTGTAGTTCCCGTTCTCCTCAACATCAAACTCGATAAAGTCCCCCTTGTTACCGGGACTCTTTACACCACACCCGTAGAACTCACCGTTCACCTTCATGGAGTACAGCGTCTTTCCCTTCCAATCCTTCGTCGTTACAAGCTCAATCTTACCCTTCAATTTCAATCCTCCATCTCACTAGGAAAACGATAACCCGGATTACCACCAAAGTCAAGCGTCAGTGCAACCATCCGGGAGTAAATAGCGTGCAAGTCACGAGCCATCAAATCACGTTCGCCCTCAGCACGAAACCAATACTGCGGTCCTACTTCATCCCAGTACAGATCACCAACGTACCAATCGTGAACGTACACCTGATAGGCGGGCTTGACGGGTTCTTCTACAATCTCACGAAATTCTACTGTCATAGCCCGAACAACTCCTTCTTCAATTCTTTGGTTCGCTTGATCGAAAACTGATTCAACACTTTGAAATCAATCTTCGGGTTCTTGTGCTTCTTTACCGCTTCCCACAACTCTTCAACAATCAGTTCGTGATAGACAGTGTGGAGCAAACGAGGAATATCCTTTGCTCCGAAGCTACCTTGATCGTTACGAATCTTTTCAACAACCTTATCTACCGTGTGCTGCGTGATGAACTCGTTGGCAATTTCCTCTTCCACCATCTTCAAATCGACAACAGCGCCGCCCATCTCCTTGATGTGCTTGTCCTTGAACGTGTTTGTAATCAGTTTTGCCCACGTTGTCCGCCCAAAACGATTCTTCCATCCGTACTGCTTGACCACAATACCTTCGCCTGTCCCCTGATTCTCTTGGATCAGGTACTTGTTGTGCTCGCACGCCTTGGACAGAAGATCATAATCAGGGTTGGTTGCCTTCAAAGTACAAGGAATGTACTCCAACTTGTAGTCATCAAGCAATCGCTTGTATTCTTCGTAGGAAAGAAACTCCCCGATTGAATCGTCAAACACATCGAAAATGTAGAACTTCCGCCAAGCATCCTCCCTGTACGTCTTCAGGGAGTGCGGAACAAGCCACTCTCCGTACAATCGCAAACAAGGGTTGTCGTACAAGAAAGCTTTGATGCTGTCCTGCTCAAGCACCCAAGCATAGAACCCTTGATTGTCATTGTCAAGTAACAAGGTACGATTGCGGCTCCCAGCCATTACGTCACCCTGATCCAGCCAAAGTGATCCATTCGTTCCGTCAATCTTCGGAAAGATGTAACAAGTACCAATGTTAATCCCGTCTACTTCGTCTGTACCAAACCGTTCAAGATGTGGGTACTTGATAAACTCAGTCATCTGTGCTTCTCCTATTTTCAGTGCACGGCAGCCCAACTAGAACCAATCTTGTATTCTCCCGTAAGCGGTACTCGCATTTTCAACATGCGCCCCGCACTCTCAATACTCCTTACTCCCATCTCACCAATCTCTTCAGCAAGATGTTCAGGTACTTCCCAAAGCCCCTCATCGTGCATATAGATACAACGATATACCGGCCAGTCCTTATAAACATAGCACGGATAGCCGTCCTTGTCAAGCTTTATTCCACCTAACCACTTATCCATGTACAAGAGACTGTAGTCCATCGGAACAGCACCATCTGACTGGAACTTGTAGTTCACGAGACTGTGCTTGGATCGGCAGTAAATACGTCGTCCATCAATACCGGGAATCCACTTCTTGTCGCCCTGAGTTTCCCAAAACTGCGTGATCCTGTCTTTGAATCCTTTTAGTGCAGGATTGGTGTCCCAAAAAAGGTCGTAAATCTCTTGCCCTTTCTCTGGCGGGTGCCCGAGGGTCTTTGCTAGCTTGGGTCCGGTGCCGCCATAGGTCAAACAATACTTACCCGCCTTACTTTTGCTTCTGAACGGCTTGAAGATGGGGTTTTCCTTAACTCCCTCTTCCATGACTAGTCCTGCTTTAAGTAGCTCCTCTGTGTAAAAAGCGTTGAAGGCGTTCTTGGTGTGGGGGTCACCGTCCAGTACTTCTTCTGCGTACTCAGGTCCACCGGGATAGGGGTAGCAGTTGTGCGCTTCTGTTCGATTCTCTAGGGCAGATGCGTCGTATCCAACAAGCACATACC